TAATAGTACATTCCTGCTTTGTAAGGTTTAACGTAAAGTATTTCAATGTTTTGAGGAACTTTAGAAACACCAAATGCTGATATTCTTTTAGGTTTATCGCTTGGTTTTAAATCTGCCCAATTTGGGTGGTAATAATACGCTTGAACTTCTTTGTCATTCTCTCCACATTTTTCTGCTCTTAATGTTTCAACAGGTAAATGTTCTACTCTTACTATTTTCTTTTTGTCTTTACTATAAGCAATTTGTAAGGCACATTGGCTGGTTAGTTTTAAATCATAGATAGCTCTTCTTAAAGTTTCTTTTTTTAGCAAAGAAATCATCATTGCATATTGTTCTGGCTTTCTTGCGCTATCTGTTGCATCTAAACCTCTACCAAATATCATTGAAGCCATAGCATTAATAATAGCGCCATTTGTAGCACTACCATTATACCTATCAATTAAATATTGAAAGTAATTGTTATCTTCTCCAAAACCAACCCACTCTTTGTTTTTATCCTCTACAATTTTAGGGCTTGTATATGTGCTTAAATTAACAAAACTAATATTAGAATTGTTCTTTTTTGGTTGCGTTGGCTTTCTGTATTTATTTATATGTTTACTCATAATATTATAAAATCGTTATTAGCACTTTTTGAAACATACTCATTTTTATTTACAGAATAATGTTCGTTGTTTAATTGGCTTGTTGATTGTGCAGTACAAAATATTTTATCTCTATAAATTATATTAGAACTATTATTATCAATTACTTTTAAATCATAAAATCTGCCTTCTTTTAAATCAAAAACAGTTGTTAATTCAATATAATTTTTATTTACAACAGAAACAGGAGTTAAAGTAACTTCGGTATTTGAACTATCATCTCTTAAAATAATTGTAACATCTGTACTATATACTCTTGGTATAATTTTAATAGTTTGCTGGTCTGTTGTCGGTAACAAATGCTTCATATATATATTACAATAAAATGTAGATAATTTATTGTTTAAGTATTAAAAAAAGGATAATCAATTAAGACTATCCTTTTCAAATATTAAATTAAAATTAAAAGAAACTATGCGTTAGGGTCTATTTGAGTAGCACTTGCTGCTGCGGTAATAATTGATGCAGTAACAAAATAAGCAGGTGCAGTTTCTTGACCTTCCATTGTTAAAGTGAATCCACTTAAATCGGCCATTGCTGCGCCACTCGTGATACTGCCGCCCGTAACTTCCGCTCCGTTTTCTAAACCTACTAAAAAGAAATTACCATTATAATCTTCAACCGCAATATGTGGTCTTGAAGCAGCTAATAGTTTTATTTCTTCTTGTGTTCCTTTATCTAAAGTAGTTAAAGTTAAGTTTAAAGTTTGTGTGTAAAATGTAGTTCCGTTTTCTCTTGAACTATTAATTGTTGTTTCTAAAGACGAATTTCCTTTGATATCGAATTTAAAAAAATCAGGTGTTCCGCTAAAAGTAGTTATTTCTCCTGCAACAATAGTAGCATCTCCCAATGTACCATAATCTGCAAAATAAACCGCTTTCAAACCACCAACAGAACTCTTACAAGGTAATGCTCTTCCAGATGTTAGTAAACAAGCCATATTATTATATATTTTTTTTAGTGTTAATTAAAAAAGGGCAAGTAGATATTATCTACCTACCCTTTGTATTTATTTAAAAGCTAATTTTTAGTTAGCTCCGTTTGTGATTCCGTAAGTTACGATATCTTCAACAACTGCATATTGTACTGCTGCTGAATATCTCATAATAAATCTTACATTTTTTGAGCCATCAATATCAGCCATATCTAAAACTTTAACTTCGTTGTGGTCTGCTAATAAACCTGTTCCAAAGAATAAGTTAGATTTTAAAGTAGCAATCATAGTATCATTAGACATACCATTAACCATAGCAACTTTAATTCCATCAAAATACTCGATGTTGATATCTTGGTTGTTTCCTTGTATGCTTCCGTTTGTAGCAGCTAATGCTCTTTTGTACGCTCTAAATACGTTTTGAGAAACATAGATGTATAAATCTTCGTTACCATATAAAGCAGAAGGAATAGCATCAGCCACCTTACCTAATTCAGCTACTACATTAGAAGAATTTACAGTAGTTCCTGCAACCTCTTGTGCAGCTGGCAAGTTAGCATCAGCAGCTAATAAAGTTTCAAAACCATCAAATTCACCGTCTGCAACAGTTCCGCTCCAGATATCTTGTTCAGTTTTTTCTGCAACTTTAGCAGCAATGTGTCCGATAAAATAATCAGAGAAAGTAGAAGGTAAGTTATCGTGAGATGAATATCCCATAGATACTGCTTCCCAGTCTGATTCAAATGGAGTTTTACACAATTCAAGGTTTACTTGTAATTGTTTAGGCTCAATGATTCTTTCTGTTAAAGTAACAGTTGATGTGTCAGAGAAATCACAAGTTGCGTTTGCAGTGATTCCGTCTAAAGATAATCTTTTTAGTACTTCTTTGTACTTTACATTTGGTTTAACCTCGATTAATCCATTTGCGATTGTGTTTCCGCTTAATAAAGCTGCTGATACATATTTACCAGCAAATTCCCCAGCGTAAGTAGATGTGATACTTGTAGTTGTTGCCATTTTATTTACTTATTTGTTTAAAAATATTATTTAATACGTTATTCTTACCTTTTTGAGAGTAAAGGTTTAACTCTTTTTCACTTGTTTTGTTTTCTGGATTGTGATTGATTACCTCAACCTCGTCAGATGATAATTCAACAGAAACTTCTTCAACTTCTTTTACTTCTTGTTTAGCAAGTTTCAATTCGTTGATTTCATTTCTTAATTTTTCAATTTCAGAGAAAAACATTTCTTCGCTAATTGACTTAACGATTTTTTTAGGCGATGTAGCTTCAGTAGACATTTCTTCTTCTACAACCTCTTCTTCTTGAACAGGTGCTTCTGCTTCTTCTTCTTCAGATTCAGCCTCTTTAATTTCTCCGATAATACCTTCGTCTTCAATAACGATTACCATACCATCTTCTGTTTTGTATTCTCCAACTGGAACTGCAACTCTTTCTTCATCTGCAACGACAAAGATTTCTGCACCAGCCTCAAATACTTCAGCTTCAAATACTGCACCATTATCAAGTTTCATTTGCTCTAACTTTACCTCTATTCCAAGTAAAGTACGAACTTTGTTTAATGTTTGATTTGTGTTCATATATATATTACAATTTAAGTTAATTATTTTGCATTTTTACTAATTATTGTTTTCTTCTTTTTTATAAATACTACCTATTCCTTGCTTCCAGTATTCAGGCGCTTTGCATTTCTTTTCATCACAATGATTAATAGTGTATGTGTTCTTACATTTACAATATTTAGCCCTCATTATTTAAGTTTTAATTCTAATAAAACATCTGTGAATAATTCTCTTTCAAAAGCAATAAATTCATTTTCGTTTACAAATGTCCAAACGTCTGATATTTGAGTATCTACCGCAGCAGGCAAACCTGATGTTAGTTGTTTATAATCTCCTAAAACTTTAAACCATTCTGTTGTATTAGCAAAGTCTGATGCAGGAGCAGCAAACAAAAAGTTTAATACTACGTTTGTAGAAAAAGAGCCATCTTTATTTACTGTAAAAACAATGTTATCTAAACCCGTTGCCAATTTCATTTCTTGGCTTGCCTCTATTGTAAAAATATTAGGCAATTGAAAGTTTAATCCTCTATGTGTTGTTAATCTCATTATTCTGATAGTATTTTAGTTAGTTCTTTTATTAATTTTTCATCTTCTGACAAATCCTCTTTAGCTTCTTCGTTTGGTCTTTCCATTTTATCAGCAAAATAACCTTCAATTGAAAAGCCTTTTACTCTACCAGTCTTTACATAGTCATTCCAAATCTCATCATTGTTTACTTTAACACTACCCATCCAAGTTCCAACAGGTACATTTAAACCATATAATGCAGTTTTATCTTTGGCTTTATCTTCTACAATCCAACTTTCAACTAATGTTAAACCTTGTAGTTGTTTATCGTGTTCTAATGTAGATTGAGATTGATTACCATTTTGCAAATACATTTGAGATGCTTTTAAGACAGTATCTTTTGAAAAGAATATATAATACTCATCTTCTCCGTTTCTTCTGTATATAGGCTTCTTTGGTATTAATAAAGCTCCCATTAATAAACGCTTCTCTTTGCTTATTTCAGCAAGTTTTATTTCTTGGTTATTTAGTGCTATAAAGTCTGATTCAATAGCAGGGTTTTCCACAACAGAAATTGCTTCTACTCCTATTGCTTCATCTCCATCTAAAATAAGTTCAATCATTTTCATAATTATATTACAATTTAAGTTTAATATTTTGCGTTTTTAAATTGATGCACCTTCAACAATATTTCTATCCATACTTTGAGCAGTACTTACATCATTTGCTACAACGTATGCTTTAACAGGCTCTTTTGATTGACCACCTATTGCATCAGCTAATTGATTAGTATCACTTGCACCAACTACATTAAATGCAGGTGGGATACTTGGAGCAGAGCCACTACTACCTTTAGATATACCGCCAACAGCAGCACCACCACCACCTCCAGCATTTGGTGTTTTAACTGAAGTAATTTTTTTAACAGTTGCCATACCACTTGCAATTGCAGCACCTGCAGCAGCAAAACCTAAAGCTGGTCCAATAATAGGTATTCCAGCTAAAGATTTATATGAGTCCGTTGCTGATTGATATGTACTTATTGTTGCATTTGCTATTGCAGCAGCTTTACCAGCAGCACTTTCTTCACCTAAAATAGAAGTTAAATTAGATAACCCTTGCTGAACAATTCTTGTCTTTTCTTTGGTAGTTAATTTTTCCCAATCAATTTCATTTTTAGACTTTTGTTCTGATAATTTATTTAAAGCATCTGTTTTAGCAGCCTCTAATCCTTCTGTTGCTAAACCTTTTGCTTTTGCTAATGCTATTAATTTATCATAATGCTCTGTTGTTTTCTCAATCTCTAATAGTCTACGTTCTTCTTCTGTAACTGCTTCAGCATCTCTTATTTGGTCTTTTAATTCTGCTAATTCTTTAGCATCTTCTATTTCTTTATCTTTTTTTAATTTATCATCTGCTAATTTTTTGTCATCTTCTTCTTTTTGTTTCGCTTTTGCTTCATCTTCCTCCGCTTTTAAACGTGCTTTTTCTTCATTCCCTAAAGCAATTATTTGACTTGTAACCTCTTTTTGTTTAGTTAATCTTTGAGTTTCTAAATCAATTAATTTTGCTTTTAAATTAGCTTCTTCATCTAAATCCGCTTTAGTTGATTTACCTAATGCGTTTTCTTTTTGCTTTGCTTCTAATCTTAAACGAGCAGCAGCAATTTCTTTATCGGTTATTTTTTGCTCTAATTCACCTGCTTCTTTTAAAAATCCTATTCGTTCTTGTATAGTAAACTTTTCTTTATTAACTGCTTTTTCTAATAAATCTGCTCTATCTCTATTTGCCTTTGCTCGTTCTACAATTAACTTTCTTTCTACTTTATCTGCTTTCGCTCTTTGGTCTGCTATTTGACCTGCTATTTTTCCTTCTCTTGCAATTTCGTCTATTACACCAGTTATTGATTTCTTTACTTGTTTATAACCTTCAATAACTGCTTTGTTTGCCTCTTCAATTTTCTTTGTACCCTCTGCAATTTTTTTATTTACCTTATCTAACTCACCCCTTAATTGTTCAGCTTCTTCAGAATCACCTGTAAAATCATTCCAAGCAATTCTCATTTTTAGAAAACCTCTTTGAATCTTACCTGTTAAAATGGCAAACGAGCCTTCCATTCTATCAATAATCTGCTTTTTTATAAATGCATACCCTTCACTTAATGATGAGGTAAAACTATCCCAAGCCTCTCGAGGTTTTTCAAAAGCATTAATAAGTTTTTCTCCTAAATTAGCTAAACCATCTGCAAGTACACCAACCGTTGAGCCTATAATGCCCATTATTTTAGCAAACTTGTTTTGACCTTTTTCGCTTCTTGTAAATGCTTGACTTAAAGATGTGATAGCAATTAATAAAGCACCAATACCTGTACCTATAATAGCAACCCTTAAAGATTTAAAACCAGTTACTGTGTTTTTTAAAGCACCTCTTAAACCATTGAATTTAGTTATAGCACCACCAGTAGCTTTATCTAATGTGTTACTCATTTGAGAAGTTGACTTATCAATCTCTTTAACTTCTTTATTTGTATTAGATAGTTCTTTTTTTAACTTATCAATCTCTTTTAGAGCCTTGTCCGTTTTAGCTTCTAAATCTATTACTATTTTTTCCATTCTATTTCTTGTTTTCTTCTTTTAAACACTTCTTTAAATGTATCAGGGAATTTGTTTTTTCCTTTTGCTAATTGAACAATCTCTGCTTTACAGTCAGTTTCTTTTAATAACTCTAATATTATTTTTATCATTACAAGTCGTTTAATAATTCTAATTCAGATTTTCCAGTTTCTAAATTTGTTGTTATTGAGTTTATTTTATAACTATTACCATTTATTACAAACCTATCTGCTAAAGTGTAGTTAAGTAATATTCTTAATGGCAAATAAGCAGTCACTTTTGTTAATCTGTTTTTTTCACTAAAAACACTTAAAAGATATTCTTTATAATAAACATTAAATAAAGTATCTGTAAAATCAGGCTCCCCAGTGTATTCGTTATTTTCAGCAGAGAAATTTATATTAACTTTACTTGTAGCTGGATTTAAAGATAAACTATTAGAGGGAATGTTATAACTCGAATAACTTGTTTCAACTGTTTCACTTATTCTAAAACTTATTGGAGTACCTCCAGTTTGTCTAATAGGATAAAACAATAAAGGCTTACCTAAATAACTATCTTGATTGTCATCAACGAAAAAACCATATTGAATTGTAGTATCATTATTAGTATCAACATCAATTAACCTTTCATATTTTACTTTTGAAAAAGGAAGTTTAATATTGTATATTCCCCCATCTAATTCTTTTCCACTCGTATAACTTTCTTTTGCCCAAGCCAAGCCTTTTAATTGTCCGTGTTGTTTAGCTAATATTGTTTCCGTATCTTCAAACTCTAAATTAATTTCTCTAAATGGTAAAGCTAAATTAACTGAACTACTATCAGAAACTATATATTTTGAAACATCATAATAACCCCCATCAGAATAAAAACTATCTAAAGTTTTAACTACAATTTTATTTGTAACCTTATCAACAAAAGCGGTTAAATTAAACATCTTAAATATTCCAGTAATAAAATCAATTACTTTCATATCTGGTATTTGTTGAGAAATATCAAATTTAAAAGTTGAAACGTAATTAAAAGAGCCGCTATAAGTACTTGAACTTGGCTCGGCTGGAGGTATCCTATAAGATATATCCCACTTAACTAAAGTAAAGTTTATATTAGATGCAGATTCTATATAAACAGTATATTCTGCATTTTCAATACCTGCATCTAAAAAATTGATTTCCGAGAACGTTGATGTTCTATCTCCACTATTATAAACTTGAACTCCATTTTTTCTTACAGAAACTCTATATACATCAGAAGTTGCAGGAGTTAATGTTAACTCGTATTCGGTTATATTAGATGGGCTTGTTAAAATATTTAATCTACTACCATCAGTCATAGAAGAATCTTCTCCAACTCCATTAGAGAATCCATTAACTAAAGAACTTTGTAAGCCATCTAAACTTTCAACACTTCCTTTTTTTCTATGTAACCAAAGGAATAAATTGTAATAAGGTAAATTGCTTGACGTAAAAAAGTCATCGCTAAAAGTAATATTATATTTAACTTCAATAGCTTCTATTATTTTTGCAACTCTAATAGCATATTTTAAATCAGACCATAATACTCCGTGATGATGTGTTCCTCCACCAACGTAATATAAGTTGCCACTAAATTGGTCATCGTGAGAATGTCCACTTGATGAATCGTAAAACAATCTTCTGGTATGTGTTATTAATGGTACTATAATATCGCTTGAAGTTGGGTCTGCAAATAAACCTGTTTGTATTGCACCAGGAGTATAATCTCTATCAAAAGAACTTAAATTTAAAATTGCTAATTTATCTTCACCTAATAAATCTTTTAATTCAACTGTACTACCAAAGAATGTAATTTTATATGTGTAAGGTACACCATTTTTTAAATCAACACCTTCTAATTTTATTTTCCCATCTCTAAATGGTAAATGATTTATTTCAATTATAGCATTCTTTTTAGTTCTTGCATCAAAACCCTTTTCTATGTTAAAGTTATAATAATGCTTGAATATCTTATTATTTGTTTTAGAAGCTGGTATTGTAAATGTTCTTGAAAAGTCTGTAAAGATTTTAGCAATATCCCTTATATTCTGAATTGATTGCGTAAGTGTTACAGATTCGTCTTTGAACATATCCACTCTTTGACCTTCTATGTATAATTGAATAGTTTGCATTTATCTAATATCGTTTAGCACGTTGTAAGAGTTTTCAAACTCAATTGTATATTCTACTAATTTGTCGTTTAAAGATGTCTTATAAGTAATGTTAGACGTCTTCACGTTGATAGGTAACACTTGTTCTTCTGTATCTGTTAGATTGGTTACCCATACTTTTTCAGATAGCATCATTTGTTTAAACACTTCGTTGTACTCTTCGTTTAAGTAACCACTACTAAATGTAAAAGATTCATTTGCTTTTATATTGAAATCTCTTTTTGTATGTACATATCTGTCGTAACCATAACTGTTATTTAAAGTGTTTGCATTATAGTTTTCTTTTGATACATTCATTTTGTTTACTTGTTTCTTAAAGAAATAAATATCTTGTAATGCACCAAACTTATTTACGAATGTGAACTTCTTTGGCTCGTATTTACATTCATTTAATGTTTTTATTTTGATTACCTCTAAAGGCTTTGTATCACTAAACACCCTAACCTCATCAGCTTCTCCTATTTCAAATTGATTAAAAAATTCATTTATACATTTTGTTTCTTCATAAACACCTGCGGTTGTAAGTACTCTTTCTTTGTAGTTATCAAAATTAAAAGAGCCACCTATTGTAGCATAATTTATTTGATTGCTTGTAACTGTACCATTAGAATATTGTTGACTACCTACAATTTCTCCGTTCTTTAAAAAAGTAACTACTGGACTGGTTTTTGTGTTTATTGGTATTCTAACTAAATTATCTGCAAGTGCAAATATCTGTCTATTAGAAATCATTAGTGGGCTATTATCTACATCGAAATCATTTTCCTCAAAATAAGAATAACTATCAAATGCATATTCATCGCTCACAAAAGAGCCAGAATCTGTCGGAGTTCCAGCGCTATTATATTTCACATAATCAACAGTAACTTTTACACATTGGCTGGTGTAATTATTTCCAAAGTTAATTTCTAAATAATCTCTTATTAGTTCCGATACCTCTATATAACCTGCTTTAAAATTAGCGTTATAATATTTTCTAATAGTATATTCAGGAGTCGCTGGTTTAGTAGAAGAATAAATATAAATTTTATATTCATTATATCCTCCTGATGTAATTGTAGTTCCTAAAAATATTGGGCTTCTTAAATTTAATGCCATCTCCTATTTTTTTAAATTATCTTTTATCGTTGTTTCCATAAGTTTTTGTACATCTAATTTATATGCTTCTATTAAATCTTCGTTAATATTTTTAAACGCTTTTTCAAATGGCTTTGTAAAAAATAAACTTGGCTTAATACCTTTTTTATAAATACTCCTTGCAATCATAAATTGTAAAGACTTTCTGCTTATAAACTTTCCATCTTTACCTCTAACTCCTTTTAAATTTCTTTTAACAATCCACTTATCCATTTTACTTGGTGGTGGCATTTTATTTGTATACTTGTAAGGAGTGTTATATTTCTTTTCTGTACCACTTACTCCTTTGTCTTGAAAGATACCATAATCCTCCATTAAGAACTCTAACTGAAAACTATTCTTACTTACCTTTAAATTATAGTCAATACTTTGCCATAATTGTTTAGAAGCATTTTTCTTTTGCCTTGTAAGGTTACTTCTTGATTGTGTAACTACATACTTTGCAAATCTATTCAGTTCCTTTTGTACATTCTCTAACATATAC